ATGTTTCAGGTGATACAGACGCCGAAGACGACGACGCCGAAGATGACGACGCCGAAGACGACGACGCCGAAGACGACGACTATACAGACTACGATGGCATTGAGTATAATGATGAAGACGAGGATGCCGAAGAGGATGCCGAAGAAGATGCCGAAGAAGACGCCGAAGAGGATGCCGAAGAGGATGCCGAAGAAGATGCCGAAGAAGACGCCGAAGAAGATGCCGAAGAGGACGCCGAAGAAGATGAAGAAGAAGACGCCGAAGAAGACGCCGAAGAAGATGAAGAAGAGGAAGCCGAAGAGGATGAAAAGGCTGTAGAGGATAACGAAGAAGATGAAGAAGAAGATGATGAAGAGGCTGTAGAGGAAGATACAGATATTAAGGGTGATAATGTTGTTGAGACTAAAGAATGTATGGATGATAAAACAAACCAGACGAGTGCCATTGAAGAAGTCTGCTCCGATGATGGATATGTTGAGGAAGTAGCAGAGGATGAAAAAGAAGTGCATACTTACCCAGACATTGCAAGTTATGCAGATGCGGTACCCAAACTTGAGACAAAACCACTTTTTGTGCCTCTTGAAGAGAAATACGAACATACAGAAGAGGAAACAGACCCCATTGAGAACTTTGAAATATATACGGAAGAGAAATACACTCCTGAAGAAAAGATTATTGATGTGCCATTTCACCCGCAATTAAACATAACCCCTGTAACTGCTAATAGTGATATCATTGATAAGATGTCAGAAGTATATTCGGAATCACCGGATTCGGAACATGCATCTATGGACAATGGCATAAAGAAAGATGTAAAGAGTGACGAGGGTACAACAATGAGCAAAGCCGATATGCATGACAACGATGATGTGTGTTCCGAAGATTTTGAAACAGACAGCGAAGAAGAACAAGAAGATGTACCCGTCAAGATGTTTGAGAGTAGCGAAAAAGAAGATGACACAGTAAAGATTGTGACTATAGATGATGAACCCCCCATGCGTCAACGCTCTTCGGCATCAACATCACGCCTCCAAAAGCTCAAGCAACGTGCAAAGGACGCTCTCAAACAACAAACCACGTCATCGTCATCTATTAAAAAGAGTACGGTAAAAAATTCGTTCTTTTGAAGCATCAAAAATTATCCCCGTATATAAATCAAATAATCTATGAACGCCCTTATTGTTTATGCCATCATTTCCTCTGCCATTGCCGCAATTGCTTATATGCTACAGAAGCCCGACCCCGTCACTGGCATGAAAGAACCCGCAACAAATGTAATGCTGAAATACTTTGTTGTAGCATTCCTCTGTATTTACCTTGGTATGACGTTCCTCGGAAACGGTAGTGCTTCCAGTCTCATGGGAGGAGCAGCACCCATCGTCGTAGGAGGCGAACCTGACTTTTAATATTCTGGACCAGACAATGGCGACAACAATAAAGTATCAAAAGAAATAAGAAAGAAAAAATAAGAAAGAAGTATGATTGAACACATTGTCTTTGACAATCTATACTATCGCGCACTTCTCGCATTCCTCCTATGCGTCATCTTAGCATTCTCCCAAGACATAAGAGGACTTCGTAAATCGTGGTTTATTGCCACATTATTCATCCTCGCCATTATTATGATATTTACAAACATGTATAACGATTACGGTTTTATGGTACTGGTAATCATTCTACTCATTCTATCTATGAACAAGTACCTCAAAAACAAAAAGAACATCCCGGTGTAATGAGGTAGCATGATGGCAACGCGTATTATTTTTTCGCATTTTTCATTACCTAACATAAAATGCAACTTCACCTTAAAAAATTCGATATTAGTTCTATTCCCGATGACAAGGTTATAGTGTTTATTGGACGACGCGAAACAGGCAAGACATTCTTAGTAAAAGACCTTCTCTATTATCACCGCGATGTTCCCATTGGCACTGTAATATCACCTACAGAGGATGCAAATGAAAGTTATAGTAAAATTATCCCCAGCCTCTTTATACACGACGAATACACTCCTGAACTTATAGAGAATGTATTGAAGCGACAGAAGCGGGTAACAAAAATGATGAATAAGGAGAAAAACCAGTACGGTAAGTCAATGATTGACCCGCGTACGTTCCTTTTATTAGATGACTGTCTCTATGACAATGTATGGAGCAAAGATAAGAACATGAAATATATTTTCATGAACGGTCGCCATCAAAAAGTATTGCTACTCATTACCATGCAATATCCTCTGGGTATCCCCCCAAACTTGCGTACAAATGTAGACTACACATTTATTCTTCGCGAACCATTTGTTAACAACCGCAAAAAGATTTATGAAAACTATGCCGGGATGTTCCCCACGTTTGAAGTATTTAACAGTGTCATGGATCAATGTACCGAGAACTTTGAATGTCTTGTTATCCATAATAACGCAAAATCAAACAAGTTAGAAGACCAGGTTTTCTGGTATAAAGCAGATGCCCATGAAAACTTCACTGTAGGATCCAGAGAGTTCTGGCAAATGCACAATCAAAAAGTAGCCGAAGATGACAGTGATGAAGAGGGGGAAGAAATGTTTGATATGAAAGCATTTCGCCCGAAGAAGAATATTCCGAGCTTGAATGTTAAAAAAGTATATTGATAATGTTGCTACGTGGCAGAAATGTCGGGAGTATCTATTTTTTCTCCAATGGTTGCGTCAAACCACGGTGTACTCTTTTGGAACATGCCCTTGAATTTAGAAGCCACTGATGTATCTGTTAGTTGTTCCTCATAGTATGTACGCGGAACAAACCTGTATTCTACGCGAACATTCTTTTCCAAGCTTTCAAACCGCTCTTGATATACTCCATGTATGAACATAATGATTCCTACAATCAAAAAGAAAAAGACGTATGCTTGCATGTTTCTTTCTACTACTTTAGCTACATAAAATTATACCCGAGAGTTTGTAAGAGGTGACTCTTCCGTAAACATGGTCTTAGTAGCTTCCATAACATTGCTACCCGCAGAAAGGGTCGTCTCTTGAATAGCATCAGACACTTCGGCAACGAGAGGAACGGAGCCCTCGCCGGAGCCCTCGCCGGAGCCCGATGCACCATCTCCCTTGCTTCCGAAAGCCTGAAGCTCCCTCTTACGCATCTGGAAGAATTCATCCTTCTTGTCTTGGTTGTCCTTGTAGTTCTTTACCAGAGTGTTGAGATGGTCTTCGGCATACTCTTGAACATCAATGTCATCGGGGTTGGGGTTCCATGGACACCAGCATCCCACCTGAGCAACGTATACGTGGAACTTGTCATCCATCTTTTTAAGAACCTTGGCACGTAGCTCAGCCTCCTTCATATTGTCAAAGACACCGCGTACCTTGATGCCACGAATAGTGGTCTGGAACTCATTTTTTTCAAAGTACTCTTGTTCCAGACGCTGACCATTCATACCAAGATAAACATCAAACTCTTCCTGGATCTTGTCCGTGTCAAAGAGATAGAAGTACCTTTCCTTAATAGAAGTAAGAACATCGGCGTCGTCCTTGTACTTCTCCATCATGTTCTTAAAGAACTCTTGCATCTCACCAGCAAACCCCTTTACAAAGTTTTCAAAGAAGTACGACTCCTTCTTCTTGATGACCTCTTCAGGGGAAATGAAAGAAAGACAAACATAGTTCTGGTTGCGGAGGGGAGGATCCTGATCAAGGAAATCTTGTTCATTTACAGAGGTTACGCCACGTGCCATTATAAACTATGTATTCGGATTATTAAATTTAAAAGTGCTATAATGCTTATATGTCTTTCATATTGTATAACACTCAACTCAAGATACACGACACATTAAATTATTTTTTCTCTTCTGAATATATAAAGTATCTAAAAGTATGTCCGCTCCTGCCTTCGCTGTTGACACCAAGGAAGTTCTCCAACGTATTCTGAAGTACGTTATCCAGGGTCTCGCCATCGGTCTCGCTGCCCTCATCGTCCCTGAGAAGAAGCCCTCATGGGAAGAGGTGCTTGTCCTTGCTCTGACCGCCGCTGCCGTGTTCTCCCTTCTTGACATGTTCGCCCCCGCCGTGGGTGTTGCCACCCGCTACGGCACCGGTCTCGGCATCGGTGCTTCCCTCACCCCTCTCGGCAAGTCCATGATGAGCCGCTAAATATACTTGTGATACACTGTATGCACATTCTGCATCATTATACGTAGCTCGTTATTTTTTCACAGAAAAATTGATATTTTTCTTCGGTAGTATTAAAGTATTATTTGCAATTTATGAGACAGACGAAGGACACAGCCCCTGTCAAACCTAAAAAGACTACGAAAAAAACACTTGCCGCAAAGAAAAGGATGACCAAGCAAGTAGATCGCAAACAAGATATCATTGATGCTCTGGAGGTGATGCAAAAAAAAGAATATGCCGAGAAGGCACCCTTTAAAGCACGTGCTTACGCCAAAGTAGTGAAGCAACTTAAGACATATGATGCACCCATTTATAACATGGAAGACTTGGAAGGAGTTAGTGGTATCGGTGACCGCATTAAAGAAAAGATTGCAGAAATCATTGAGACTGGAAAACTCCACCAGGTAGAAGAATATAAAAAAGACCCCGTGCGCGAACTTACGGAAACCCTCCTCACTATCTACGGCATTGGACCCGCCAAGGCAAAAGAGTTGGTTGAAGTGAACAAGATCACATCCATAGATGAACTTAAAACACGTCAAGACGAGCTGCTTAATGATAAACAAAAGATTGGTATGAAATACATTGGTGAATTTGATATTCGTATTCCCCGTAAAGAAGTAGACCGCCATGTCACATTTGTCAAAGAAACGGTCGCAAGTGTGGACCCCAGTTATATCGTGGAGGCAAGTGGTAGCTATCGTCGCGGGGAAAACACAAGTGGTGATGTAGATTTCCTTCTTACGCACCCAGATGGCAATGTAAACCACGAAGAAAACTTTACTAAAATCATTGAACTACTCCAGAAGAAGAAGTATATTACGGATATACTTGCAAAGGGGGGTAAGAAGTGTCTTGCCGTTGGTAAGGTAAAACGCGCTCGTCATTTCCGCCGCATTGACTTTATGATGACAGAACGCCACGTCTTCCCTTTCGCTCTTCTCTATTTCACTGGAAGTGGCCCTTTCAACGTAGCTATGCGAAATGCAGCTCTGGCAAAAGGATACTCCCTTAGCGAATATGGTCTTAAAAACATAGAAACAGGGGAATTCGTCACTAATGTAGATTTCAATACAGAGGAAGACGTATTCCGCTTCCTTGGTCTAAAATATGTGGCACCAGCAGACCGCAAAACGAGTGCGGTGAGTCTTGAAGAAGCATAAACCACACTACAAACCATGAACGCATCGGTTAAATACAATCGCAACTATATTTTTGCTTTTTTCTTAGCAATCGTCATTGGCAATTTCTTTTTCCATGCGATATTGTAAAGAATAGTGTCGTCAGAACACTTACTGCAATATGGTTTTTTCTCTACGTGTTCCCATTGATACATCACATCTAACGCTCCTTATCGCCAATGGTATTTCTCTTACACTTGTTGGTATTATACTATTCTGCATTTGGAAACAACTGTGGTCTCTTCTTTTAGCCATGACTTTGCTTGGTGCATTTGTGGAAGTTATAAAACCCTTATTTGGTAACCAAGGTATTTTTGCACGTCCAGAAGGTGCTACAGCATGTGGGCTGTTCTGTATTCCAGAGAGTATGAGTGTAGCAGGTACTCCAGGGTTCCCAAGTGGTCATGTTACTGTAGCTACTTTCTTTGCCATCACCATGTATTTTATGTATGCTATGCATGTCGGTCGCAACAAGAGTAGCGATGTGTCTCAGATTACAGATATCATTGACATATCAAAACAAAATGAAAGCACGTATGCTCCAAACATATACAATATGATTGCTATGGGAAGTGTTATAGTATATATTATACTAATGGGGTACAGTCGCTGGAGAAAACGTTGCCATAACATACCACAAATACTCACTGGTATTGTTCTGGGAACAGTAGCTGCTATTGGTTATCGTGCTATGTACTTACAATAAACTCCCAACCCAATTCATTGCAAATATTCTTCCAAATGAGATCTTGTTGATGGAGTTTTTCACGCGACTTGAGCAGTGGGAAATTGGGGAGGTACTCATCCCTTCCAAGCAACTGTATGCATTTGTGTAACACGTAAGAGTAGGACAGGAAATTCTTTCGCGTAGAAGGCATGTGTTTCAAGAAGGGTGTTTGTATCAATTTGAACATGGTACGCAACTTCTCTTCAAGCTCGGGCTCTAAATGAGGCACAGGGACACCATTAATGCGGTGTTTAATATGGTGACAATGTTCGTAGTACTTATTGAGTTTTAATTTCTTTAAAATCTCTCTAATTTTGCTCGTCTTGATATCCGCCATGTTTGTAATCTGCTGCTTCTTAATTTCCATGAGAATCTGGTCATAGATTTCTTCTGGAATTTCTGTAGTCTCTTTGCCCTGTATTTGACTAAGCCATTCATTGAGGTGATTAATACGCTTGTATGCAAAATAGCTGATTTCGCGCATTGGATCTTTATAAGACGGACGGTCGTGGTCTACAAGAATATGCTCCACGCAACTGCAATTTGTACAATGTACAATGCCGTCATTTGTAAGTACATTGATATTTGAAGAACCACATGCATCACAGGTATTTACACGTTCTGATTCTACGGGCTTAATAAAGTCTTTATTGGTGTAAGAAAGATAGCTGTCCAATAAACTACCACGGTCTTCTTTCACACGTGATGTTTTTTTATTCACAGTTTCTGTAGTCTCATTCTTTTTGCTACCTCCCATAAAATATTTCAAAATGCTATTGTTTGTATCTTCTGTAGATTGAATAGCTGTATCATCATGACCATTCTCCACAATGTCATAGTACTTGAATAATATGGGACCCATATTTACAAAGTAATCGAGTTCGTCGTTTTTAGAAGTTAATTCTTGGAGCTTATTTTTTGTTTCATTGATATCATTCTGTACAGACACAATGTTTTCAATGATAGAAGTAAGTATAGTCTCGTCGTTACATTCATTCTTTGTTATCTCGTGGTCTTTGAGTGTTTTCTGTAATTCCTGAAGCCGTTGAGTAACTCGTTGTATTTCCTTTTGACGTTCTTCAAATTCTGCAAGTTTGTTGTTGTGTTGTATATCCAGTGTCTTCTTTGAAGTCATCTATGACGTAGTCTATTCTTATTTATGAGAATGGTCACATCTATCTTAAGTACATTTAGTGCAAGAAATCAAAACATCTGTGATGGTTTTAGCATATTGGACAATGAAAAACTGTGTAATAATAAAGTAAAGATGCCTGTAATTTTTTTTAACCGAAAAAAGAATACTGATCAACCCCCTGTTACATGTGATAATACCGACCCTTCAAAAAACTATTGCAATGTAAGCAATGTTATCAAGAGTGCAAGGAATAGTGGTATCATTCGTAGCGAAGTACCCGTCACACTCCCTTCTAATATAAGAGGCAACGTAACGAATACACAGAAAAAAGAAAACACCACCCCTGAAGCAGAAGAGATAGTAGATGAGAACCTTAATCGCATTGTCCCAGTAACATATTATCCAGAACCAGTAGCCCCAAAGGAAATTATTGACAACGTGCCTTTCGCCGATCACGAAGCCATAACATATTACTATGAATACAAGGTTCGGAGTATGTTAGAAGCATTGGAAAAGTCAACCAAGGATGAAGAGAATGGTAATGATGACAGTGCCATTGTAACACCTATAACAAGCATTGACAACGATCTTTTAGAAGGGGCAAAGAGTATCGCCACCAGAAGTGCTACAAATTATGCAATCGGTACAGCTACAAGTTATGGTTTATCAATGGCGAAAACTGGCGTTTCTGCATTGAGTAGTCTTGTAAAAATGACCGGTCCGCTTATTGGCAAATCATTGACCGTGGTGCAAAATAATCCAAAAGTAGCAAGTGGCGTTCTTTTAACAGTAGCAGGTATTGCTGCTATGAAATATGCTTTTAGTACGAAGAAGAATGATGCTGCTCCAGTTTCAGGGGGACGCAAACGTCTTTCGGGGGGGACATCAGAAATGCCCGAACAATTAGGGTTTACTATTGAAGATGTACTTATGGAGATTGTCATAAGAACACCGGATATTATTATCAACACCCTTTCTTTACGGGAAGCAATCCACAACTATCTTGGAACGCCGAAACCAGGACTTATCATTCAGGTAGATATTACAAATCAATACTTGAGAAGTAATGCCACAAGGATGAAAGCATTGGCTAAAATGATAGAGTGGCTTAGAAATATGAATACAATCTTAGGACGGGAGAACAAGTTAAGTAGCGAAGACAGAAGTCTGTATGAAATGACGATATCATCTCTTACGAACAAGCATCGCACTGCAAAGGTGGATATTGAACAATTTACTTCAGGTGTTTCCAATGCATCTTCTTCGAGTGAGAAAAAATGGATGTCTAAGCTTCCGTTGTGTAACAATTATGATAAGACATATCTTACATTTACGAAACAATATGCAAACCTTGAACAAATTGTGAACAATCCTAATAACAGGGATAATGCTGAACTTCAAAGATATGTAAATGATATTCGTAATGATTTGAATAATTATAAGAGTGTTATCAAATATGGAAAAACGTTTCGCATTTGTGCAAAGAAAAATGTCCTTCCCTTACAATTAGATTTGCAGAATAAAATAACCTATGTAATGAACCAGATTATGTTTGGGGTTAAAAAGACAGACACAGGAGTTGCTTACAGCGGTGGCACAAAACAACTCTCTGAAAAAACAAAGTACAAAGGGCGGATGCGTAAAGTATACACTGGTATCAGAGGTGGCAAATACATCAAGGTGGATGGAAAGAAGATTTATCTTACAAACATGTCAACTGTTGCTACATCATACTAGTACAAATCTTTGAAGATACAAAAAGTATTTCATTTTGATAAACAAAAATACATGGTTCTATCTCTGTGCGTTAATGTGACATGTTCCAAAATTTTTTTCTTAGCATATAGTATAATATACTAAAATGGGAGGAGGACTTATGCAACTCGTAGCCTACGGCGCTCAGGACATCTACCTGACCGGTAACCCTCAGATTACCTTCTTCAAGGTTATCTACCGCCGCCACACCAACTTCTCGATGGAATCCATTGAACAAACCTTCAACGGTTCCGCTGACTTCGGCAAGAAGGTGACCTGCACCGTTTCCCGTAACGGTGACCTTATCCACCGCATGTACCTTCGTGTCCAGCTTCCCGACGTGACTGTGCCCAATGGCTCCGCTTTCCGTTGGCTCGACTGGGTTGGCCACATCCTTGTGAAGTCTGTGGAAATCGAAATCGGTGGTCAGCGTATTGACAAGCAGTACGGTGACTGGCTCCACATCTGGAACGAGCTTACCCAGTCCGCTGGTCACCAGCTCGGATACGCCAACATGGTTGGTCAGCTCCCCGCCCTCACCAAGCCCACCTTCGCCAACGGTGCCGATGCCGTGGTCAAGGGTGAAATCCTTTACATCCCCCTTGAGTTCTGGTTCTGCCGCAACCCTGGTCTCGCCCTTCCCCTCATCTCTCTGCAGTACCACGAAGTGCGTTGCAACCTTGAACTCCGTGAAGTGCGTGACTGCTACTGGGCCGCCGATGTCACCCTTGACGGTTCGGGCAACATCACCACCACCACCAACAACATGTCGGCTGTGACCGTCGGCTCCCTCCCCTCTGCCTCCCTCTTCATCGACTACATCTACCTTGACACCGACGAACGCCGCCGTTACGCCGCTGTCTCCCACGAGTACCTCCTCACTCAGCTCCAGTTCCACGGTGCCGAGTCCACCTCTTCCAAGTCCAACAAGTTCAAGCTTAACATGAACCACCCCGTCAAGGAACTCGTCTGGGTTGTCCAGCCCGAGGCCAACGTCGCTGACACCGTCTCTTTCGGTAAGCAGTGGTTCAACTTCTCTGACGCTGTGGAGACCAACTTCGTCGCCGAAGGTGCCGACTTCGCCACCAACGCCGGTTCCGTCGTCGCTGCCGGTGCCGCCGGTGGTGGAGCCGCTGCCATGTCCGTTGTGTCCTTCAACGGTGGCAAGAACCCCGTCTCTCTCGCCAAGCTCCAGCTCAACGGTCACGACAGGTTCTCCGAGCGCGATGGCCGCTACTTCAACCTTGTCCAGCCCTACCAGCACCACGAGAACGTCCCCAAGCAGGGCATCAACGTGTACTCCTTCGGCCTCAAGCCCGAAGAGCACCAGCCCTCGGGTACTTGCAACATGTCTCGTATTGACAACGCCACCCTTAACCTCACCCTCACCGACGCTTCCATCGCCGGTGGCTCATGCTCGGTCAAGGTGTTCGCCAACAACTTCAACGTCCTCCGTATCATGTCCGGTATGGGTGGTCTCGCGTACTCGAACTAGGCTCCAAACAGTATGCCCGGCATCGTTTGGTATCACATCGTTCTGTTATTCACAATGTCATAAACATAGCTATGGTACGACTTGTTAATGCTTCTAGGCATTAGTGCAAGGAACACGTACTACTTTTTATATGATGGTGTGAATGACAGAGTTGATTATAAAAATTTTAAATATTTTTCCAACAAACATAAGAGGTGTTTTCCACAATCATATGTTTGCTTTCAAAAAAATGTATTATTGCAATGGTGCTTCCAATGTTTGTATCAATGTATGATAATATTGAATACAAGAATGGTTCCCTGGAATGTCCCACAAGGGAATGTCGGATACGCCTTCCAAGAGTATAATGTTTTGGTGATGCTCAAATTCTGGATGCAACGGAAGGTGCGGGACGATGTCATTTTTAAGAGAGAAGAAATGCAAGTCTTTCACGATACCGTCCAAGTAATGAAGAAATTCGCCATTTACAGATAGCGGTGCTCCAAAGCCGTAAAAACAGACATCGGGGAAACAATAAATCTGTCTTTCAATTCTATTCTCTACGTAATCATATACTGCCATGAGTGCTTGACTGGCACCAGCACTGTGGCCGGTAAAGACAATTGTATCAATGGGATCCTCACCACTTGTACTCGCTTCACTGCGTGTACATATACTCTCTAATTCTGCAAACAGGACATCTTTGATATGTGCATATTTCTGATAAAAACCGCGATGTATAAAATGAGAACTGTTGTCGCAATAAGTAACAGCCGCTACTACCTGTTCATCTGTGCTATTCGTCGCCTCATTTTTCTTCCCGTTGCATTTTACGGGATACTTTTTATTATTCAAAGCATTCAAGAGATCATTTGGGGAGTTAGAACCGCGAAATGCCACGTATAACGTCCTCTTATCGCGATACAACACGACTTTGGCAACGTCAATAGGTTCTGCACCTTCTTTTGTTATATATGAACGGATAGAGTTGTAATTATTTTTTGGCGTGGTATATTCATCTACATACACAATCGCACTATGTTTACACGCCTGAATAATCAAATGCTTCTTGGTTTCATTTTTAGAGATGTCGCGTAATATTTTTACGGTAGACATAGATGCATGGGGTGTATCTCCGATAGTATTATTGGTGTTTTTGTTTTTCCTCTCTCCACCCCGTGGAGATACAGGACCACTGCTTGGTAGGAGATGTCTGTACCATGGTTGATGCATTAGACATTCTTTTTTTGATGTATGAAAATAATTTATGCATTACACCGCCCGTGCCGACAAAAATTGATTTATTAGCATGTGATATCTGTACGATATAACTTACACATATATGTAAGACTCAACAACCACTTCCTACAATCGCCACTGGTGTCTTCGTTCTCTCACAACACTTGCAAAGTTAAATATGACGGCTTCTCGTGACACGATGGGGTTTATGGGCGAATGGTTCTCTCATCCAGAATGGTGGTTCTCGGCAAAGAAAAATTCAGAGGTTGATGATTATATTACAAAGTGTTATGGTCATTTATTGTTTGAGCTTCCTGTGGCCCACCAGAGTCCTATCACGACCATTATCATTTATGACCAGCTTCCGCACCATGTATTCCGCAAAGATAGGGGTGCACAACACATAGTCTCTTACTATCTTCAGAAGGCGATCGCCCTGGTGGACTTTCATAAATACAATATGGACTTGATGAATACTATGACAACACATGAATGGATGTTCTTTTGGCTCCCTTACCGCCACAGTCGCGACCCCAAGAAATGTTTTGAAGTTTTGAACCACATATTGTACCGCCTAAAGACAAATATAAATACGAGTGCCGATGACATTATGTGGTTGAAGAGATATTTGCGGGCAACATTGCAACGTTTCCCAACAGAAAGTCAAACTACCACTGACCATCTTCAGTATTATCCTCCCAGTAAAGAAACAGAACATATCCTTCCGCCGTACGAGTTGCAAAGAAAATATATGTCCTTGTTGGATTCCGAATCAGTATTATTGTCGTCTTCTATTTATGACATGGACCCGGAAGATTCCGGCCTCTTTATAGACAATAGAACTACACAACATAGTCTTTCCTATCAAATGAACCAGGAAAAAAAGCGTTATGAGTTCGTTATCGTCAGTCTTTCCGGGGGTGTAGATAGTATGGTTGCTCTGGATATTGCAAGAAAAACGTATCGGCGTGTAGTGGCCGTCCATATCAATTATAACAACCGTAAGGAAAGTAAGGGCGAAGAGATGTTTTTAAGAGATTGGTGTAATTATTTGGGCATTCCCCTGTTTGTGCGACGTATTACTGAGGTATCCAGACGTGAGCTATCACAGTTGGAATTGCGGGATGTATATGAAAGTTATACAAAAGAAGTTCGGTTTGGGACTTATGCAGAAGTTGCAACGCGTTTTACCAAAAATGCCATCGCCATATCCCCGCCTGTGGTGCCGGTTATCTTGGGTCATCATGCAGATGACGTAGTAGAAAACATTGTACAGAATATCACATCCATGTCAAAATACGAAAACCTTAATGGCATGGAAGAATATACTTCTATCGCAAAGTACCCTCACATCACTCTTTGGCGACCCTTTTTGAAGACACCGATGATATATAAAACGGCCATCTTGGATTATGCTCACAATAACCATGTATTGTATTTTAAAGATACAACTTCTGTAACTTGCACAAGAGGGCGTTACCGTCTGTATCTGTCACATGCGTTGGATGCTTATGACGTTAAAACAAAGGGGGCATTCCTATACACCTCTAACGTGGTTTCCGATCTCTATGACTTTATGAAAGACCGTGTAGAAGAATGGTCGCAACTCTGTCAGCATGGTTGTCTATCTGATATTAAGATTAGCTCACCTCCTCCACACCTGCCTTTGTTTTGGAAAGAGTATCTTCAAAAGAACTATGCAGTTGTACCTACAATGAAAACAATGGGATATCTTAGTGCCGCTATTAAAAATCATTTGGAGACAAAGAAACGTGTTTCGGTTATGATCCGGAAGCATGTGAAGCTTACCATTGAAAAAAAACAAAAGAAGGGTGACATTATCCCTTACTATCTGATCTCTGTTACACATACCGCATAATGTCAGGTATTATCATCACACACCCACTTCCCATGGTATTCTCTTTTTCTCATGCAGAAGCACCGAGGCGGGTCTTGAGATCTTCCACAGTGGCACTCAGCTCTTTCACTGCACTTACAAGGTAAGGGATCACACGGTCGTACTTCACAGAAAGCACATCTCCAAGAGTAGAACTGACTGCCAGAGGAAGAGCGTTTTCTACCTGCTGTGCGAGGAAACCGGCATCCAGCTTACCTTCAAGATCCTCGGATACTACACCATTGTTTTCTTTCCAGTAGAAAGTGACGGGGTTCAGCTGGTTGATGACATTGATACCGTCTGAAATAGAAACAGCGTCCCTCTTGAGGTTACTGTCGGATACGCTCTCAAATGCACCGGCGACCATAGTGCCTGTAACAAAGGCATCGTTGTTCACCGTAAGAGTGTTTGTGTCAATGTTGCTGAAAGTTACACTGTCATTGACACCAAGACCAAGAGTGGTACGAGCGATAGCGGCATCTGTGATTTCAGAGAGGTTGTTGGAACCCGCCATGAAGTTGGAAGCGGCCCAGGGTTGACTGGCAATCACTTCAAGATCCCCTTGTTCACCTACCATAAACATGTCTTGAGCTTCATCAAATACCATGAGGTAAGGAAGGAGGTCTCCACGGTCCACCTTAAGTCCGGCTTGACCCGCGGATACACCACTGCCTACTTGACCGTCGTTAACGACAATAAGGTTGTCTGAAATGAGAACGGTCTCCGTGTTTGTAATAAAGTTAGAGCCGGAAACAGTAAGGTTACCGTTAATTAGTGTATTGCCCGTAACAGTGAGTGCCTGTGAAACTTCCATGTTACCGATAACTTTACTGGTGGGTGCAGTGAAACGGACTTCGTTAGAAGCACCGAATGCTACACTGCCTCCGGAGCCAGTAGATTGAATTACTACCTGTGAGTTAAGACCCGTTGTTTGAATTTGCACACCCGCCTCTGACGTGATGGTTGAGTTACCAGTACCCGTAGATTTGACGTGGATGCTCTGGTCGGGGTCAGCTTGTACCATAATCGTGTCTGCGTCAGTGCCAATAACGGGAGTGTCACCGATGTACAGAGTGTTTTGAGAGATGTGGAGCGTGTCAATCCATGCTTCGGCAAAGGGGTTGTTGGATGTACCAATCACCTGTGTAGACACGGTAGTAGGGATAATGTCACCAGTTGTAAGCATATCACCTGCGAGATAGAGGGTTTCGCTGCCCTGTACGGCACCTCCAATACCAATTGCACCGGTGAAGGTACCACCGGCAGAAGGAACAAGGTTGTTACTGGACCATGTGGCTACGTTGGAAGAGTACGTATCCGTCACATCATTAGACAGTGCCAAGTTGGCAAAGTCGTTAGACAGTGCCACCAGTTTGTTGTAAGTTGTACGAAGAGCGTTGGCAGTAGGAGCCTTGTTAAGGCTTGTGTCTGAGGTAGAGTTCACCAAGAGGTTGCAGTATCCGGCGGCGTACATAGAGCCTCCGACGGTGAAGTTGTAAGCGAGATTGGCATTTGAAGTGCCTACACCTACATTGCCGTCAAAGTAGTAAGCATTGCTTCCAATGGTACTCCATACACTTCCTCCGGAACCACCTTGGTAAATAATGGTATTGGAGTCTGCCGACGATACGTTGTACATAAGATTACTGGAAATGTCAAATACAGAGTAGTTGTAATTGGAATCATTTCCTTGAGTAGTACCCTGCATACCCGTCCACATCATAACGCGGCGAGTAGTGTCCGTAATGGAATCATACGAAAAGAGTTCAAGGTTACTGTTTTCTGTAACGCGAAGACCGAACCCTACTTTATTGGAATCAGCAAACTCGCGTTTTACATTGAGTGTGCTACCAATCACATGACCACTGGCAAGAATATCGTTTGCAACGTACTCTGAACCCATTACACGCACATTCTTCACAAAGTCAAATGTATTTTTGTCTGTAGTGAGGAACTGTGTGTTAGCATCCTCGTAAACTTTCAGCGATGCAACATTTACCGTCTTATCGTCATCGGAAGGGACAAGGTTAATGACACCCGCATTCAGCGTAAAGTCAAGTACTGTAGCATTGGACGCAGATGTGTCGTACGTTGTAATATGACGAGTAACAACTCCGTCAAAGATAGAGTAGAACCCGATATCACCGTAAAGATTGTTGCTGTCAGCCATAATTCATATTTTATATTCACATTATTTATTGGAGCATGTCCATAAGCTGTGACATGAACGCATAGTAAAAATAAAGTTTATGTATTTACGAAGAAAGACTGGTTATGCTTCCATGACTTGTGCTTTTAGCCGTTGATTTACTGCTATTGATACTGTCAATACTATCTCTTTGTTTTTTAAGTTTCGGGAAACATATCTTCAAATGTCTCGTAATAAATCGTCCTTTTTTGTAGTTATATTTTTTTAACCGTGCTTTAGCATCAGACACATCTATATTATGTTTATCCCCCACTGGTTTGGTAAATGTATATACTTTATTCATAAAGGGATACATGAAGCTATAATATTTTTTATTATTCATCTTCTTGGAACCCACGTAATACATTTTTCGGTGGTACAACCATGGTGAGAATGTCACCCAATCCAGAGTATGTAAAAACCCATTGCGAAGATAGTAATGCATACTCTTTTCTATACTATTTGCCGCAACCATCTGACAATTTTTTTGAATAGCAAGAAACTCTATCGCATGTAAAATTTCCTTTCCCAAAAAGAAACGAGTAGCCATAGTATCTATAACCAATACATGGTGTATGTCATTATGCACGTGATGATGTTTATCGCGATGAGTATTGTAATATACATTCTGATTGTCGCTATTATTAGGATGCAATGTTATGTCATGTAAACAGGTATAGTACCATTTGTTTTTATTTTTACGTGAAAAGAGATCAAAATTGTTCACTGATAAAAATGCAAAGCCCAAAATAACATTATTAGGTGCCTTGTGAAAAGAACAATCCCTTGTCTTAGAAATCGCATCTGCAATAACGTATATAATGTAGTCACACGTATCAAATGTCAACTTGACATACTTGTCATTTAGCAAGTTATTGCTATGGTAATGAATAATCTTATCTAATTGATTTTTGTAGCATTTATGGTCTTTGTCCAATATGAGGATTTGGATATTGTGATAATATACTTTAAAGGGGTAAGAGTGGTGTATCTTAATCTTGTCAAGTAAAAAAGGGTGAATATCATTTTTAACACGAATTTCTTGTTCTATAATTTCATAATCGGAATCTTTTAATAACGCTGCCATGTTAGATAACCAAATGCGGATTATAAAATCCTATCTAATGTTACATTTGATTTTTTGGTTCAAACGCATACAAACCGCGGGAGAAGAAAAAAATAGTCTTACGTGCGTTTTACAATCTTTGGAAAGAGGTGGTCAATTACGTCATTTACGGCATAATCAAAACTACGTTTCAAAGACCACCCCAGATTTTTAAGGTCCGTTGTATCTACAGCATAGCGGTAATCTTGAAATGCCCTATCTGCGACGAATTCTACCCAATCTTCTAATTTTTCAGAGGGCTTCAGTACACCAAGAATATGCTCAATTACAGACAATACCGTCTTTTCCATGCTATCATCACATCCAATGTTGTATACACGATCCACATCACCTCGGGTCATGAGAATGTCAAGGGCATCGGCAATATCAAATGCATGGATAAACGTCCTCTTGCTCATACCATCGCCGTGAACAGGTACTTTTTTCCCAGATAGGATATTGTGAATGCACCGGGGAATAAGTTTTTCCTCATTCTGATATTTAGACACAGCATTGTTACACCGTGTAATAAGAATGGGAACTTTAAAACTTTTCATGTAGGCGTGACAAATCATTTCTGCTGCCGCCTTTGTTGCAGAATACGGGTTACTTGGGAAAAAGAGGGCATCTTCTTTACAAGCGGGTTGGTCATCTTTCACGGAACCATATACTTCGTCGGTACTCATGTGCAGAAAAAGGTGGAATGTATTTCCACTGCTCATGTACTGACGCACGCATTCCAGAAGCACATGGGTACCAAGTACATTTGTTTTTGTAAATTGAAAACTATTCCCGAAGCTGTTATCCACGTGGGTTTCTGCGGCGAGATGAATAATTCCATCTGGTTTTTCTGTATTCATCAGATACGATACAAATTTCGCATCGCAAATGTCACCATATACAAACTTGTAATTATCATAGGGGGGTTCAATGTTCTCCTTCTTTCCTGCATACGTAAGATTGTCAAGGATAACAAACTGAATACCTGGGTACTGGCTCTTCAGACGGTTTACTACCTCGGAACCAATGGCCCCACAACCACCCGTAATAATAATTTTAGAAAAACGTGTATCCATCTTTCAATAATGCTAATTGATACTATGTAATAAAAATAATACACTCCCCTCTAAATCATTTTCGCTTCTTTCCATACCAAGTCATTACGCATCGGCGGGAGGAGGTGGTATAATAGGCTCGTCAACAGAGACAATTTCGCCATCCACTGACCAGACAGAGTCATCATCTTTCTTGTCTTGTGTTTCTTCCATGTCCAGGCGGATCTGCTTGAACTGTTCAAGGATCTCCACTTCCTCTTTTTTAATTTCCACAATCATGTCTTTGAGTTCGCCGAATACCGTAGAAACGGAACCCTGATATTCCTCACAGGTACCCTGCAGTTCATTGTTCAGCTTCTTGTGAGCATCTACAATGCGATCGTGGTGGCTAATGAGAATTTGCCTAACCTTTTCCACACGCTTCTTAAAACGTTCATGAGAAGGGGTGCAACCGCGGTGCTTGTAAGACATAGATGGAGCAATCCTCACTGACATTCTGTTTGTATTTACTTTACATGCAAGATATTAATACACAGAAACCAGAAAAACGCACAGCCCTACAATGCTCCATAAGATATAAAAACCCGTAGGCGTATAAAATAATAGATGACCGTATCCACAGAAAAATGTATCACATGTTCTTGTATGTACATCCCCCTCTCTAATGAAAGATACCATGCGTGGGTAGCGAATATCAATATCACTTCTTTCATAACCATCTTTTAACAACAGAAACCCGTACTTTTTATAGAAACCAATGGTGGTAGGCTCACTATGTAGTACCACTTGACAGGAGGAATAAGTATCCATAATATGTTGGAGTAGTTTGCCACCGCAATGATACTTTGAACACAAAATACGTACATACAACACATTCCTTTCTTGCTCTTCCTGTAAAGATACAATGGCTATACCAAAGATATCACCAACATTATTTTTGACAGTATGTACATACATGCAATGACCTAATAACTGTTCTGTTTCAATATACTCTGTGATATAAGGGATCCAATGTCCATGTATATCATGCTTTCTATAATGGCGGTGTACTTCTTTTGCCAAGGAGATAATATCCCATTCCTGTATGGCATCTTTATAAAAAGAAAGTGTTGTCCCCCCTTCTCTTTCCATAATAGTATTCGTGTGCTACTATATTACGCACATACATTCTATATGTCGCCTCTTTACGCGGCATAATTTAACGCCGCCAAATTGCTCAAATAGATATCATACTTCTCAGATCGTCCCTTGATAGCATTGTTCATGGCTTTATCGTAACTCGCAACAATTTCTTTTGCCTTTGTATATTCTTGGGTAGAAGGAACGCTATCTATTGCTACTCGTGCATTTTTCACTAAAGAAAACTTGCGTTTTTCGTGTAGTAACCCATCTATAACAATAAGATAGAGAACTGTCATAACAAACGAAGTAATAACATCTCTTGTAGCTACAAAGAACATGGAGAAGAGGATAATCTTTTTCATTATAGCATTTGCTAATATGTTTTCATGAAATTTTCCAAGATCTCCAAGTACATATCGCGAACCTGTATTAAGCAAGAGCATAGTTACACCCCAAAATATCCGATTACTATTTACGGTTGTTACGAAATCCATGATTTATTACTTTTAACAATTATTTTTTTGTAGCATTACCACTAACAAGATTGACGACATCCAGGTGCAAAAAGAGGACTGCCATACCACCCAGAAGACCTACAATAGGGTTCATATAAGATGCGACGTATACACCAATATATGTGAGCAGTCGTACATACGGTTCTTCAAAGTACTCTATGAGCCATTTTGGGTAGGGTTTTTCAATTCGAAGCCCATATACCATAAGAAGAGCGGTAAGAACCACGATAAGAATAAGATTGAAAATGATTAAAAAATCCATTGTCATATCAACACACCTTTCTTTACTTTATTGCGGTGTTTTCTTTTTTTTGTAAGCACAATCATCGCTTTCTTTTTTCTCTCCAATAGATTAAATATGACAGTGTCCTATAGTAGTATTGAAGAGGCATGGGGAAATAGTTATTTGTCACCACAACTCCAATCATCTATAAGTGCCTTGGATCCCACAACGGGGGGGATGAAACGCTACAAGAAATCCAAGAAATCGCGCCGCAATGGCACATCGTCGGCACAGCCACCTCTGGATCCCCTCTGTGAATTGTACAATATGGGTTCGCAAAAGGCAGAAGAAGATCCCGACCTCGCCGATTTTGCAAATATGTACTTTGCCAAGAACGAAAAGCCGTTGTACAAGTCTCGGATTGATGAACCCGAAGGAGGTATGAAAAAAGCAAGGGAGATGGACGAAGTACTGATTTCCTCGCGTACTTCTGAACCTTCAGAAGAATATGACGTTGTAAGGGGGGTACCCGTGGGTTCTACGCGTATTATGAAGTACGACCCTACTCAAGAGTATGATAGCGAAGGAGAATATATGGATGAGGAAGAAGAGAGAACCGTTGTTTCAAGGAATAACGTAACAGACCCTGTGAACCGCTATTATGGTCGCGCTCCAACCGGATCACGTGCATTAAAGCCAGAGAGTGCTTATACTAAGATGTACGTCCCTGAAACAGAGCAGGAACAAAAGAGCGACACGTTTGTTATTTATGACATTGCACTATACATTATCTCCGGTATCATACTTATCTTTATTCTTGAACAGTTTGTATACATGGGTACGATGCTCGGGTTGATGCTTCGTGGGGCAGCTTCTGTGGCATAGACGTGGTTATATATGTAGCGACAATTTTCCAGAGGGTTTGTATTTAAAATCAATTTGGGGAACGTCGCGGTCTACTGTTTTCGGGGCACCTCCCTGTTTCCGCATTTCTTTTTCTTTCTTTTTGTTTTCCTCAATCTCTTGAAGATCCCATGATATATACAACCACTTTGGGAAATAGTATTGTACAAAGAAACCGTTTGCTTTTAATTCCGTCATCACATACGTGATACATTTATTTAAATCATAAAGGGGGCATCCTACCATGAATTCAGGTACTTCAAAGAAACACTTTAATTGTTTTTGACCAGAGCAAATACGGATTTTGCTATGACACCTCTTTAGTGCCATGTCAAAACATTGTATCATCTTTTCGTTCTTGATATTCATTTCGCGATGCAAATCCATAATATTAAGACGTGCAGCACCGCCGCCCGCCCCTCCAGACCCAGAACCAATAGTAGTAGATATATAAGAGGGTTCCATATTTCTCTAATAATACATGAAAAAAAACGAAATATGTACACTGCACTTGTGATTGGCGGTGGTGCTCATCTCGTCATAGCTACTATTGGTGCTATTCGCTATCTTGAAGAAGAGAAAATGATATCACATGTTGTTCATTATGTGGGCAATTCCGCCGGTGCTTTTATCGCCTTCTTAAAAGTGTTGGGATATACTTCCTATGAAATGGAGGACTTTATATTTGAAATGTTCCAGAAAAAAGAGATTATATCTATAGACCCCATGCACATATTTCATGTATATGATACATGTGGATTGAATGACGGGGAGAGTATTCTGAGAGTATGTGAAATTGCCCTGGAGAGAAAGGGGTACTCCAAAGATTGTACATTCATGGACATTGCAAAAGAAAAGGGTTTGGACCTTGCCATCTGTGCCGTAGATATGATGTCTCGCAAAGATACATTCTTTTGCGTCAATAATACGCCAGACATGCCACTGAAGATTGCGGTACGCATTTCGTGTAGTATCCCCCTCTTATTCACACCTGTGACATGGAAAGGGAAAACATATATTGATGGGTTCCTTCTAAATAATCTGCCCATGAATTACATTAAAAATCACGCTCTGAAAGATGTACTTGGTATCCGTTGTATAGAAAAACAAGAAACCGTGGCAAAGGAAACAGACAATGAAGATACCACAAATAATACCCGGTGTTCTGTTACTTCTAACGTCTTTTCCTATCTTAAACATGTTTTTGACATCATTGTAGATCACGCAAATGCCGCAAGAATGAAGTCGGATTATCAAAGTGTATGTATTCACTTGCCAAGTGACTTACCCATTGATATGAATGAAGATTTCCGCATTGTTATTTCCGAAAAGGCTGTGAAAGAGTACATATCCATTGGATATCATACAATAAAAAATTATATTGTCAATGTTCGTACAGATAAGTAACAACTATATTCTGTGTCATTGTTTAGATGTTGGATGCGACGAATGCGGCCACTTCCTCTGCACTCTCCCGGTTTCCTTCAAAGATTGTAAATTGGCCATCGGGCTTCTCTACTACGAGTGAGGGGAACCCAGAGACATTGTATCGGTCCACGAGTGCCTTGTTGCTTTCGTATTCAAAGTCTTGGATCACAACCTTGTTTTTCAGTTCTCCAATCTTCTTGGGAATTTCAGTCAGCCATGCTTCTGACTTCATGTATTGTACACAGTGGGGACACCAAGTGGCGTGGAGAAGAAGTAGTTTGGCGGAACCATTGCCGCTCTGGACAAATGTTTCCGTCTTGTTTTGTTTACGGAACACAAACCAGTAAACGGCGACAAGAACGACAGCCAGAACCACGATAATGGAAGCGATACGGAGTTTATGCATATTGATAGTCTGATATCTTTATTAACATGAAAGGAAATATTTTTTACAAAAAAAAGACGGACGCCACTTGTTATTATTAGAGATAAACGGTGAATACATTTGCGGGAACAAAACCGGAATCAAAGAGCTCTTTGGTTACATTATCCGCGCCCTCGTCTACAGAGACAATAACGGAGATTTGGGACCACGATATGCCGCTGATATTTACGATATCTTTGACAGCGAAGCCGAGATCGCCATTCCATAGTACCTCTTCAAAAATATCTTCCGGCCCCACAAACATTTCATTCAGAGAATAGATGCGGTCCAAGAAGTTGTCTACCTTTTCTGCAGAGATAAAGTGCATTCTTGTGTATAGCGGAAAATCCTCGGCATCAAGTATGTTCATAAGCTCTTTTAATTCTTCTTCATTGCTGTAAACATAGAGGGCGTGATAAATATTGTAATTTTGATAGATGACATTGAGACGTTCGGCCCTTTCTTGAACTGTTATCGTTTTGTCGTCTCTATCATCGTATAATGTATCTTCTGTATAGTGTTCATCGGGAACGACATCACATTCCATTTCAACATTTTCCACGGATGTCTGAATATCTAAATGGTCTACAATGGGTTCCATGGCTGCATATTATCATAATTGAAAACCCACTTAAATATATTTTAGAAAGGCTATATAGAATGACAACTGCTATCATGTCATCTCTGATTATTTTGCCCATTACTGAAATTGAACGCCTGAAACACAGTTACAAAATAGATGAGGGCATTCTTGCAAAATATACAGAGTTGATTTCTAACTATGACTGTTTTAAAGAGGTAGCAGGTGGGGATACCCATCGCAATAATCACGGAGGTGGATATAACAAATACCGCGGTGGAAATAAGTACAGTGGTGGGAAGGACATGGGTGGATTTCAAAGGAAACCATCTGCGTTCCATCATTCTGGAAATGATAAAGGAACAGGGGGTCACAATAAAGATAGTTACCGCAATGGAACCCATGACGACGGTATGGCGGGAAACGGTGGTGCAAATAATCGTAAGAAGGGTGGTTATTACAGACGCAATGGTTCAAGTTATGAACGTAAAAATCATGGTTCCCAACATCATCTTTTTAGGGAAAACAAGCCCAAGGATTTTCACAAACAGTTAAAGAGTTATCTTAATAAGATTAACCAAGCAAACTATGATAAAATCCTCAGCAAAATTCGCCTTATCATCAACTTGGACAACATTGATTACTTCGTGACGTCTATTATTGATACGTGTATGAACCAGAACACATATATGCCGTGTCTTACTCAACTGCTTGATGATCTTACCAATCTCTCTGGATACAAGAAGGAAATTAAACATCGTATTCTTCACCATTGCAAAAAATTCATTGAAGATAAACAGTACATTATCCCCTATGAGAAATATAATACCGATAAAGTTTCTGATTACGATAAATTCTGTATGATTACACAACACAAGAAACGCACTGTAAATATGATTAAAATGCTTGTACATATTTGGAAAATGTATCCATCTCTGTTGGAAAATAACAAACACACATACATGGATGCTGTAATTGCCCTCTTGAATGATCAGAAGGCGGACGATACGATAGCTTCCAAAACAAATGAAGAGCAAACAAAAATAGATGAAACAATTGATTTGGGTATGAATATGCTGAACGAACTCTTAACAGACCATGAGAGTAGCACACCGTCTTCGCCCACATCCGGAAGAAAAAAGCCGAACGCATCAGTATCTCCGCTACCCATGAAGCCTTCCCAGTCCGCATCCGATACATCTTTGGTATCCATGGTATCATCCCAACCGGTGTCCAGATCAACCACGCCTATCATTTCCTCTAACACTATTCCCACTACATTGCATCTTCCTCATGGTACACCCGGGCATACAGTATCGTATACGGCAACAAGTTCTACAACTGGCGAAGATGGCTCTGTGGTATCTACGACTACTACAATGGCAGTTGCTGCTACAAAGAAATCTGTAAAGACAATCACATCAACACAGCACACTTCCTCGTCTTCCAATAAGACATCTGACAATGTAACAAAGAAGAAAAATACGTATGCTGTTCTTAATGTGGTGGAAGAGGAGGAGTGTAACTACAACAATGAAGTGGAACAACGAGAGCTTCTTGAAACTACAAAAGATATGTACGAAAAAGCCGCGAGAAAAATGACGGATGTGTTTTGGAAAGAGCTATTGGATAATACGTCGTCTATGCGAATTAAATTTATTGTAGAAAAGACCCGGGCGATGTTGGGGGGCGACGGCGAAATCAAAACGATGCAAATGTAGGCACGTTCTCAAACCCCTCTATTTTCTCAAGGGGAGGAGGAAGGAGTGTGTTCTTTTTGGGAGTGTCGTTGCCCTTTATTTTTTTCTGAATGCCACGAACGGCTTTCTTTACACTTTTGGTGGCAGCTGTGGTCATCTTGGTCCCCATGTCGCTCCAGGCAGAGGGAACTGATGTAGCAAGAGCACCCGTAGAAGAAGGGGGTACCTCATTGGCCTCTTCAAATGTTTCCCCGACCGTCTTCTTTGTACCGTAAACATTCTTCATTACGCGTTCTATGGACTTGGAAGTATTAATGAGAGATTTCTTGAGTACGTTCATGTCGGAGACGTTCTTCGCAGTGAATGCTTCACGGACAACCGTCTCGTCTACTGCCTCTTCGGTTTCACTTTCTTCGTCGTCACCCTCTTCGTCTTCTTCGGCATCACTGTCTCCTTCGTCTAAATGAGCATTGTCATCATCAGTGTATTTCTCGGTGCGACCCAAAACTTTTTGTTTTTTGTCGGCGAGTTCTTCCTCTTCTTCAAACTCTTCGGATGCCGCGTTTCCACCCTTCATAAGTGCCTTCTTGTTTTTCTCAATGTACCCCTTAATGAAAGTGGTCACCTCTTTCTGAGTAGTCTTGTCCTTCATCTTTTCCATAACGGTCTTTGACGTAAGCATGTCAAATGCCACGGGCTTCATTTCCTTGGGGAGCTTGTTAGTCTTGAATACTTCGTCAATGGCTTCAAGTACCATAAGCTTCTGGGCAGTGGCATCACCCCCTTTAGAAGATGCAGATGCCCCTTCTTCGTTGGGTTTTTCTTGGTATTTCTCTATCACTTCCTTTGTAATAGATTTTACGACAGAGGATTTTTTCCAAGCCGACATTACCATTTGTATGGCAAAGGCAATTACAACAAGACCAAATATGGCAAGAATAAGCATTAGTTTTATAGACATTGTTTCCTAATACGGTTTATGTTATTATGAGAAAAAATTCATTCCTGAATAGATAATATAGTGTGGATATTCCATCCAACACCCACCATGTCTGCGAATTCCGCTACAAACATCCTTCCAGAAAAGTTATCCCTCCAAAGTTGTACCATAAAATCATGTCCCAAATGTGATGTGGGGTATATTATTTCTCAATACATGAAACCACTGATGCAATGTCTTACCAATGATATAAAGCATTTCAATATGCAACTATTAACTACCAAGTGTCTAAATACGGCCGTTCTTTTACTCTACTTTATGTTAGGCACCAAAGGGTTGGAACATGCAGAGTACTGTGACAGTGGAGCCATCAAAGAACGTCATCTTTCTAACCAAGACTCCAATCCCGTGGTACTGAAAGAGATGCGTAGTAAAATATTAGACAAGCGTGGCAAGACAAGGAAACTATTCTACATCCTTATGAACGATAACATGTTCCCTTATCCCCCGGAGATACCTCGTGAAGAAGATGCCTTCTTCCCTGGACATGTATTTATTATTGAAAAGATACCTGCTTCTCCGGAACCATATTATTACATCTATCAATCTTATATTAACGAGTATGATCTAAATGGTCATATTCAAAACATGGAAAAGAAAAAGAGTGGCATTCACAAAGCTCCTAATACCTCTTCGCTTCAAATGACCCGTGATGAAGTCCGCGTTCTCCTAAACAAGATTTCATATATTCTCGGTGCCGGTACATGGGACGATAAATGTATCCAATATTGGAAAGACTTTACATTTGTAGATACAAGTGACATCCGTGGTTCTATTACTGCATCCAAATTATTTATATGCTGTGCATCATCTTCTGTATATGACTGTGTGGAAAATATTGAGAAGTATGTACAAGGCAAGATTGGAGAGTTGCGACAAGAAATGAAAAATGGGGCAGACATGGATATCGTATATGGCAATCGTGACATGTATCATAGTTCCCAAATCCCTCTATGTAAATCAGAAATGTATACCCAGCTACAGAGTATGTTGAATACCATACAAGACCATAAAAATAAAATCCGGTGGTAAATAAGTAACACAATATAGTATTAGTATATACAAAGTGTAATTTTTGTTAGAGATGGAACGTTCCAAAGATACTTCCACCACTACCTATGGTTACCATGATCCCGTCGCCTTGCCTCCACTATGTATTGTATTGGATCTTGATGGCACCATTATTGGAGATATTATATACCAAGTGATGCTCTATGATGTATTTGAAGAATGTAAGTTACAAAAAGTACATACAACATGTACCAATAAAATAAAGAAGGAGTTACAAGAGCAGGTGAAGTATGCTCTTGCAAAGGGCATTGTGCGTCCTCATTTTAAATTATTCATGCGTAAAGTTCAATCTATGGGGGCAGAAGTATTTATATATACGGCCTCGGAGAAGAAATGGGCAAATTATGTAATCCCCCTTCTTGAAAAAGAATGTGATGTATCTTTTGCACGACCTCTATTTACGCGTGTAGAATGTCCCGATGGAAAAAAATCATTGAATAACATTATGCCGAAGATATTGAAGTATTACCGGAAGAAGTATGACAAGAGTATTACTGAAGAAGCTATCCGAACCAGACTATGTATGGTGGATAATAATGATGTCTATCCCGACCCTGCGGATGCGGCTTTTATGGTAAAATGTCCCACGTACGATATGTTTGTACCTGTTAATCTTCCGAGTATATTATCATTTACGAAATATCCAGATGCTAAGAAAGTGATTATGTCATATAGCAAGAAATATATGGATGTGATGCCTATCTCGGGTGGGGCGAACGGCAAAAAGTTATCTTCCCAGATGAAGCAACATATCTTTGAGAAGAACTTTTATTCGCAATATCTAAAAATCCTTGACCTCTTTTTGCATAAAGAAATGAACCGCAAGGAAGACCACATGTTTGCAAAGTTGGCTCACTACTTAAATAAATGCCGCGATACAACAATCACCCCACGCATTATTTCGTACATTAATTCAAAGATATAGAATACCTGATATCTCTATCCATTATGAAAATATTTTCCGTTGACGTTGGTATTAAAAATCTTGGGTTATGCATTTTAGATGGCGAAGGCTCTATTTTGGATTGGCAAGTTGTATCTATTACAAATTCTGAGAAGAAAAGCAAAGCGGTTGTAGATATTGCAGATAATCTTATAGAAGTATTGGACGATGTCTTTATTTCTTTAACAGAGGAGGACATCGGTAACGGCAAAAAGACACAACCTATAACTGTACTTATTGAAAACCAACCGGCTTTTAAAACTCCTACTATGAAGAGTATACAAATGATTATTTATAGCTATTTCTGTATCATGAGGAAGCATCATAATCTGAGTATGGAAATATTAAACATCAGTGCTACACGTAAGCTGAAGTATCTTGTAAAATATTATGAAGACATGGATCGGACTGCGAAATCATATAAAAAGAACAAGCAAAATGCCATTGATTATGTACAAGAACTCTTGGCCGAAAAGTTCCCTGAACGCGTAGAATGGTTTAGAACTCATAAGAAAAAAGATGATTTGGCGGATGCCTTGTTGCAAGGGCTTAGTTTCCTTGATAAATGATTTGTTTATTTTTATTTCTCTCCATCAAAGATTGCGTTGAAATGACCTAAAGCTTTCTGTCAGTGTTTTATAATCATAGAATGCAAAGTAAACATCTTGGAATTGATCTGTTGATGAACCCAAAGAAAGTCTCACGGGATTCTATTTCGGGTGGCAGTTCTTCGAATGACGATGATCTCATGAGCCTTCGCAGTTTTGCATCGCGAGACAGTCGCCGTTTTCCAAAAGGTGCTACTGGACGCAATCCATCACAACTTGTTGTAGACAAGACGGATTACATGTCCGCCGCCGTAGATGACGACAGTGACGACGATAATGACAACGCTGTATTTATGGGCAGAGGAAACGCCGCTATGGGTGGCAATAACAACCCTTACAGTGGTTCCGATGACGACAATGACAACAGTGATGACGGAGATAGCGAAGACAACAACTACACACAGAGGGCAGGTCGCCCCGGGCTTGAAATTATGAATGATGGATTTAGTGATGACGGGTTTTTCCCCTCTGCGAAACCATCCTTTAACACTCCTGCTCCTACCCCTGCTCCCGCCAATATTTCGACTACCGCACCCACTACCCAACCTTTCTATTCCACACGTTCTCCTGCTCCCGTAATGTCTGAAAATGATATTCTCACAAAGAAACGCGAAATTCTCTATCAGTTTGACCGCTTTGAAAAGAAGGGCATTCGTGTTCCTCGTAAATTCACTCTTGCTTCCAATTTGGACGAGATGGTTCTTGAGTTAGAGCGTATGAAGCGCGACCGTGAAATTGACACGAGTGTAAAGTTCCAACGTAAAACACTTATGACACTTGTTTCGGGTATTGAAATCGCCAACGCATGGTTAAACCCCGTGGGGGCGCGGCTTGACGGATGGTCGGAAAACATGAACGAGAGCATTGAAGACTATGATGATATCTTTGAAGAACTCCACGAAAAATACAAGGGGAAGGGCAAGATTGCTCCTGAGCTTAAACTCCTGTTTATGGTGGCAGGAAGTGCATTTATGTATCACATGACGAACGCCATGTTTAAGAACTCCTCTATCCCCAATGCAGACCAAGTCTTTAAACAAAACCCCGAACTCGCCAGACAGTTTGCTGCCGCCAGTGCAAATACCATGGCAAAACAGGCACAACAATCCTCCAACCCTCTCACAAGTATGCTCGGTGGAATGTTTGGAGGCGGTGGGGGAGGTGGGATTGGTGGCCTCTTCGGGAACTTGTTTGGCGGAGGCGGCGGAGGCGGCGGAGGCAGTGGAGCAGGAGGTGCCGGGGCCCTTGGTAACAATATCCCCATGAATGGCGTCACTCCTTCACAAGTATCTCAACCTGCACCAGTGTCTGCAGTTTCGCCAATGAACAGTAGTGGGCTTCGCGGACCATCCTCTATCCCCCCTGCTGCTCCTGTACATACCATGAAGGGTCCCAGTAATATGGAGGATATTCTTAGAGAGATTGATAACATTGGTGGAGATGCCGCCAGTGAACTTGCAAGTACTTTACATCCTCAAGAACGCAATGAAATGTTGAATGATGAAGAAGAAGTGAACCGCCTTGTAGAAGCCATGTCTACTGTAACGGAGAGTGAAATCGCCGAACTTATTAAAGATGATGCTAGTATTAACAGTATCCTTATGAACAAAAAGAAGACACCTCGTCGCAAGGTTCTGAACCTTGATTAGTCTATTGTCTTTCTTTCAGCCCTCTTTTTTCTGTATATTAACTGTAAACGGAGAGTTCTCCATAATTCACAGTGATTGAAACCTGATGACAAGTACAGCGAAATCCAAAGAACAGACATCCCATTCGTGTTATCGTCACACGAAACTTGAATTTGACCCATCGGAAACCGCATACGACAGTTTTGTAGATGCTACGTATATTCTCGCGATGAAAAACAGTAAACGCCGAGAGCAGTATATGAAGCAGATTTCTACGTATCCATTAACTCGCATTGTCTACATTCAAGAGAACGATGGGTTCCGCAATTGCAAAAAGAGAGTGTGTGATGCAAAAAAAGAACGCTGCGAACACGTGGAAACGCCGCCCCATGACATTGTTCATGCATACTACAATGCTTTCCGCCATGCTCTGGAACACAACTATACTAATATTATTATTCTTGAAGACGATGTTGTATTCTCTCCTGATGTAATGAACCCACATGTGGTGGGAGATATTAAAGAGTTTGTAGAAAAGTATAGCCAACCAATCTGTCTTGGTGTATTCCCCATGGTGTCCTATAAGTATACGCCAACGGTTCGGAAGGGTCTATTGTGTTCCGGTACACATGCGGTAGTATATCCCCTTTCTGTAATGCGTAAAAGATTTTTGACATCGGTGCATCACATTAAAGATGTAGATGTATGGATGTCACGAACAACATTTAAAAATTATTATCAGCGCCCTCTTGCCTATCAGGTATTTGAAGAAACGGAGAACCAAGGTTTCTGGGGCAATCACAACCCTTTCTTGTCCATCGGATCTTATTTCATAATATGGTATGTCAAACTATTTAATCTACACAAGACATACGAACCTGGTACAAGTCGTGCATATTACTATAATCGCATCGCTTTTGATTTCGTCGTCCCCGCTTTCCTCTTGTTCGCACTTTTCTTTATTGTATGGTATGTAAACAAAGAACGTGTATGACTTTCTTTGTAATGTGAAAAAATAATAAACAACGGTTGTGGTGTCACATATATTGATAAACATATATGCGTCTATTCTTTTTCTTTTACGCACTGCAATTCAAGCACTCTTCTGGTTCATCTACTACATTGGTATCTTTGCCATTCTTCGTGGTTGGGACATTGTCTCTCATGTTTGCGAGTTTCATCTTGGAGGCATCAATAGAGAACTTCTGTGCCTGTGCTTTAGGTTTGGAACGAAGATAGTACTGTCCTGTCTTAAGTCCCAGTCCCCACCCGTAGAAATGCATACTTGTAATCTTCTTGGGGTCAGGGTCTTCCATAAAGATGTTTAGGCTTTGCGATTGACAGATAAAGGCACCGCGATCCGCCGACATATCCAAGAGGACCTTTTGCTTAATTTCCCACACTGTCTTGTACTTGGCACGTACTTCTGCAGGAATAGCCGTAATATTTTGCACACTCCCATCGTTCATGATAATCTCGTCGCGCATTTCTTCATTCCAGAGGTTGCGGTCAATGAGTTCTTTCACCAAGTACTGATTGACAAGGATGAATTCACCCGCCAGTGTCTTGCGTCTGTAGATGTTGGAGGTAACAGGTTCGAAACATTCATTAAACCCAAGAATTTGTGAGGTGGAAGCAGTAGGCATGGGTGCCAAAAGAAGACTGTTGCGTAGTCCATATTTCTTAATGTTTTTCTTCAAGACATCCCAATCGTATCGCTTAGAAGGTGTAACTCCCCACATATCAAACTGGAGAATGCCCTGATGAGCAGGGCTTCCTTCAAATGAAGAATATGCCCCCTTGTAGTTTGAGTTTCCCAAAATTGCAGGTGCATCGTACTCGTTTAGAAGAAGATAGGGGTCCTTGCTAATATCTTTGTCGGCATTTTCTTGGCCATCGTAATATGTGCCCGCTACTTCTGCACGCTTCTTGGCAATTTCCATAGAACATTCCACAGCGGCGTGATAAATGGTTTCAAAGATATCGCGGTTCAATTGCCGTGCCTCGGGGCTATCAAACGCCATGTTCATGCGGAAGAACGTGTCTGCCAGACCTTGGACACCAATGCCAATGGGGCGGTGACGAAGGTTGGAACGCCTTGCCTTTTCCACGGGGTAATAGTTCACATCAATTACTTTATTGAGGTTTTTGGTGACAATCTTTGTAATCTCGTGAAGTTTATCAAAATCGTATACAGGCTTACCATTCTCTTCGGTTCCTTCCTTTACGAAGGATGCGAGAGCAAGAGAGGCAAGATTGCACACGGCAGTTTCATCGGCACTGGAGAATTCTACAATTTCGGTACAAAGGTTAGAGGAGCGGATGGTACCAAGGTTTTTCTGGTTGCTCTTTTGGTTACACGCATCTTTGTACAACATATAAGGCTGTCCACTCTCAATCTGGCTTTCAATAATCTTAAACCAAATCTTTTGTGCAGGTACTTGTTTCGTGTACTTTCCCTCGGCTTCATATTTTTCATAGAGTTCACGGAATTCATCCCCAAATGCATCTGTAAGACCTTTTGCCACGTCTGGGCAGAAGAGGCTCCATGTACCATTCTCTTTCACCCGTTGCATAAAGAGGTCGTTCATCCACATCGCCAAGAAGAGGTCGCGACAACGTTCCTCTTCATTACCATGTGGTTTGCGAAGCTCAAGGAATTTCTCAATGTCAGAATGCCACGGTTCAATATATACGGCACACGACCCCTTGCGGCGACCCCCCTGATTAACATAACGACATGTGTTATTCAAAACACGCAACATGGGGACAATACCAGTACTCGTTCCATTGGTGCCGCGAATAAGACTACCATTCCCACGTACGTCCGCGATATTAATTCCTACACCCCCTGCATTTTTAGAGATTACCGCAAATTCCTTGAAACTGTCAAAGATACCAGAGGGTTCCGCAATGCTATCACCCATGGACATCAGGAAACAGCTACTAAGCTGAGGACGGTCTGTACCGGCATTAAAGAGGGTGGGTGTGGCGTGAATAAAGTACTTCTGGCTCATCATATTATAGGTTTGAATAGCATCTTTGAGATCCCACCCATGAATTCCCAGAGCTACACGCATGAGAAGATGCTGAGGACGTTCCACAATTTCGCCATTCACACGATAGAGATAAGAGCGTTCCAGTGTTTTAAACCCAAAGAAATCAAAGTTGTAGTCCCGCTGATAATCAATACATGTGTTTAGCTTTTCTTTGTTCGCCATAACAATGTCATAGACCTTCTTGGAAACAAGAGGGTTTGGCTTTCCGTCATTGTCCACATTATTATAAAGCACGGTGATAGTCTCGGAAAACGATGGAGAAGTGTTTTTATGGTGGTTTGAAATGCAGATACGACTTGCGAGTTTGCCATAATCGGGGTGATCCACAACCATAGAACTGCAGATGGCGGCGGCCAGATCGTCCAGTTCAGAGGTTTTCACACCATCATAAATGCGTGAACACACCTTCTGTGCAATTTTTACAGGGTCAATCGTCAGACCATCACAGAGAACGCGAATACGCCATGTAACCTTGTCAAAGGAAACTTCCTCGTACTCACCAGCTCTCTTAAGGACACGCATTTTTATAATACTCCTCCTTAATGGTAAAAAACAACTCCTCTTTATATACTTGTATCTTCATAGTACACATAAGGCGTAATCAAATTTTCAGAACGCGAACAGAAGAGAGTGTATCGTGCATACAACACCATAAGAAAAAAGATTACATGATTATTCCAAAGCCACAAACATACTCTCTTTGTTCGGCACATAATCTTCAACAATATCATTATTCAGAATAGAAGATGCATCCCCACTGTAAAAGGTTTCCGTTGAAAGAGATATCACTTGTTTCACTTCGCGGATGTAATCCTCTTCGTTCTCTCTGTAACGCAATACGTTATCCCATACTTCCTTGAGTGCCGTCATTTTCTCTTTCACAAACACGGGGTCTTTTTTGACACGCACGCAGTTATAGTCTTTGAGGATCCAATAAAACACTTTTGTTCCAGGGTCTACGCGTTTCTGTGGAAGCATTTGTTGACGAACTTTGCTATAACGGTGTTTCTTTTCACCATCTGCATTCACCTCTTCTACGATGTAACCTGTATAAGGGGCTTCTTTCCCACTATCAAGCATACTTTGATACGTAAGACGATATTCGTCCCAAGACTCCCAACGTCCCAACTCACATTCAAAGTAATCACACTCTTCCAAATCACAGACATCCAACTGTCCTTGAATTTGATAATAGTACTGCTTAGGCACTTCGCCGTGAACAAGTTTGCGTTTTAGAGGACACTTGATCTCTAACATAATACCCATGTTACTGATACCATCGGGAGACGCTCCGAAGAAATCAATGCGAGGGTGAGGAATAAGACCGAATTCGTACATCTTTACTTGGTTCATTGCTGCATAAATGTCACTGGCGACTTGTTCAAACATATTGCCCCAATCAAAGAAGGGATTTGATGCAAATGGTTTCTCTTCTTTGTCACACTTCTTCATGATAAATTGTTTTTGGGTACCAAACTTTCCTTCTCCGAGAGCTTGGGCGAAATCACTGGCAGTAACAATCTTCTGGCGAAGCTCATACCATTCTGGACTCTTTTGTTTGACAAGGGGGATTTTCAAGAGTTTCTTGAGCTGTTTACGATAACGCTTAATATCTTTTGCCTTTGTGATAACGGAAGAATTCCCCGGAAGCTGCGCCATTTTTTGAAGGGTGGCGATGTCCAATGTTGCGTGGGCTTTTAGATGTTCGCTGATAATGAATTCTTCTTCGGGAACAGTTCTTGGCATAACTTAGTGACAGAAAATATCGGGTTCTAATGTAATTACTATTGTTTGTATTTATGTGTAAATAAGAATTCCCTGTTTCAATTTTTACCATCACTATTCCATTTTGATATCTCTGCATTGCATATCAAAGATATAAAGACAGGGTAACAAATATAATTACTCTCTTTACAACCCTTGCTGCTATTATGTGCGGAATACTCTTCGTGAAAGGGGCGGTTCACCCTTCCCGTTCTTGGAACGGTCTTGAACGCATACGCCCTCGTGGTCCAGATGCAACTACCAGCATTTATCGTAAAAATGTATTTATGGGGTTCCAACGCCTCATGGTAAATGACCTTACGGATGCCGGAAATCAACCCATGTACAAAGACGGTGTGTATCTTATTTGCAACGGGGAAATTTATAACCATCGGCACATCCGTGAAAAGTATGGCTTCCAATGTTCTTCCCAATCTGATTGCGAGGTCATTCTTCATCTATATCATTCTTATCAGAAGGATGCTAAAAACATGGTAGACCTTCCTTCTGAACTGGATGGTGAATTTGCATTTGTGATTTACGATATGAATCTTGACCATGTGTATTTCGCCAGAGATGATTATGGTGTCCGCCCTCTTTATTGGTTCCGTAATAACAATGTGTCTGGCTCTCTTGATACTATTGGTGTATGTTCAGAGTTGAAAGGCATTCACGATCTTTCAGAAAATGTAAAACAACTCCATGGTGGTCACATTGTACATGTAAATGCAGATGGAGTAGTGAAGAATTACAACTATCGTAAGAGTACTATGGATACATACATGGATATGACAAACTTGGACGAGGGGGCTGTGGATAAAGAAACATCACTGGATTTCTATCACCATAAAATTCGTGAAACGCTGGTGAATGCTGTCCAGAAGCGTCTGATGTCTGATCGCGGAGTATGTTCTCTTCTTTCTGGGGGTCTTGACAGCAGTCTGGTGGCGGCGATTGTATCTCGTTTAATTTATCCTCAGCGTTTGACGACATTTAGTATTGGATTGGAGGGATCTACCGACTTGGAATATGCACGTAAAGTTGCTTCTCATATCGGAAGTAATCACGTGGAAATTAAGCTTACAGACGAGGAATTTCTTTCGGCAATTGAAGAGACTATTCGCATTGTAGAGAGTTATGATATTACTACGGTACGTGCCAGTGTGGGAAATTATCTGGTCGCGAAGTACATTGCGGACAATACAGATTTCAAGGTCGTTTTCAATGGAGATTACAGTGATGAAGTTTGCGGTGGCTATAAATATTTCCGTAAAGCCCCTGGTGACAAGGAATTCCATGGTGAATGTTTGCGTCTTCTTGAAGACATCATCTACTTTGATGCACAGAGGAGCGATCGCACAATCAGTAGCCAAGGCCTGGAAGCACGTGTCCCTTATGCAGACAAGACGTTTGTTAAAACATATCTCTCTGTTCCAGCGGAATATCGCACAAATCACGACGGGAAAATAGAAAAGAAACTTCTTCGGGATGCATTTGCAAAGGACGGAATTTTGCCAGATGAAATTCTCTATCGTAGGAAGGATGCTTTTTCGGACGGAGTAAGTAGTCCCGAACGGTCATGGCATGTCATTCTCAAAAATCACATTGAAAAAATAATCAGCGACGAAGAATTCGAGGCGAAAAAGAATATGTACCAACCAAACTATCCTTATACTAAGGAAGCCTACTATTACCGAAAATTATTTGAGAAATATTATCCAGGCAAGGGCTTCATTATCCCTTACTTCTGGTTACCAAAATGGGTTTCAATGAATAACTCAGTTACAGACCCTTCTGCTCGTGAAATTCTTGACTAATTAATAGAATTATTTTTATACACTCGCTATTACAAAACGATTAGTGCTATTAGAAGTGGCGACCGAACTTGGCTACGCGACGGAACACGTAAGAGGCGGTATTGGTGTCCCAGAACTTCTTGATGAGCTCAAGTTCTTCTTGCTCGTTGATACGGAAGCCGAAGGTGAGGTCGCGGAAAGTACCGGCGTAGTTCTTCTTGTGGGTAATGTGCATGGCACCACCGAGGATTTCCCAGTAGGATTCCGAAGCAATGTTGGAAGTACCAACGTCGAGGAGACCGTTGGTGCCGTAGTTCCACTTGATGGACTTCTCGTAGTT